CCGCACCGAAGGTTACCTGGTTGTCGCAGGCGGTGTCGTAAGCTACGTCAGCATCGGAGATGTACTCAATGTGCCGCACCAGACCGTTGAATATCTCTGCAACCTCAATGTCGGCCTTGTCGTCAGCAGGTATTACCTTGCCGCTTGGACGGTTCTGGCGTTGGTCGTTGGTGACTTGCAGCACATGTTGCGGTAGCTTGTTGATGGTCAAACATGGGCGAGCGTTGATCGTTTGGCCTTGCACCGAGCCGCGTGTTGCCAGCACGTCGGCAGGCCACTGCCACTGGTTGTCAGGTGAGGCCGCACGAAAGCGCAGGTCGTCCAGCTCGTCCTCACGGGAGTCCGAGTAGGCCGAGATTGCCATCGTCAGGCGTGTACGCATGGTCGCCAGCATGTCGGCGTTACCCACGTCGCGCTTGCTGCCACCGCTTGCGACAGCGCCGGCCTCGTTGATGCCTGTGTCCTGATAGGCCACTATTTCTTCTTTGCTGTTTTGGCCGACTCTTTGAACGCCTTGGCCGTCGGTGCGCCGGGGGCGCCCGGCTTACGCATCTTCTCTTTGCTACCCGCGCTGGCGGACGACCCCGAGGCGTTTGTGCTGTTTGCGTTCCCGTGGGGCCAGAAGAACACCCCGCTGCACAAGTTCAAAGGCCCGCGCAAGTGGCAGCGGGAAGTCTTGCGCGACATCAAGGCGCACATCGACGGCAACAAGGGCAAGATCCAGATGGACACCCTGCGGGAGGCGGTGTCATCAGGGCGCGGGATCGGCAAGTCGGCCTTGGTCAGTTGGCTGGTGCTGTGGATGCTGACCACCCGCATCGGCGGCAGCGTCATCATTAGCGCCAACTCGGAGTCCCAACTAAGGTCGGTGACCTGGGCCGAGCTGACCAAGTGGGCGGCGATGACCATCAACAACCACTGGTTTGAGATCAGCGCGACTAAGCTGGTGCCGGCGCAGTGGCTGTGCGAGCTGGTCGAGCGCGACCTGAAGAAAGGCACACGTTACTGGGCCGCAGAGGGCAAGCTGTGGTCGGCAGAGAACCCCGACAGCTACGCCGGTGTGCACAACCAAGACGGCATGATGCTGATCTTCGACGAGTCAAGCGGCATACCCAACCCCATATGGGAGGTCGGCGCCGGGTTCTTTACCGAGAACACGCCAGACCGCTATTGGTTTGCCTTTAGCAACCCGCGCCGCAACGAAGGCTACTTCTTTGAGTGTTTCCACGCCAAACGGGCGTTCTGGAACACCCGCAGCGTGGACGCAAGGACGGTGGAGGACACCGACAAGCAGGTCTACGAGCAGATTATTGCCGAATACGGCGAAGATAGCCCGCAGGCCAAGGTTGAGGTGTACGGTGAGTTTCCCGACGCGGGCGAGGATCAGTTCATCAAGCCCATGCTGGTCGAGGACGCCATGCAGCGGGAGCGGTGGAAGGACACAACTGCGCCTATAGTATTAGGTATCGACCCCGCGCGGGGCGGCGCGGACTCTACCGTGCTGGTGGTGCGCCAGGGGCGGGACATTGTGGCCATCAAACGCTACTCGGGCGAGGACACCATGACCATAGTCGGGCGGGTAATCGACGCAATCGAGGAATACAAGCCTATTTTGTCAGTTATTGATGAAGGCGGGCTGGGATACGGCATACTTGACAGACTAACCGAGCAGCGTTATAAGGTGCGAGGGGTGAACTTTGGCTGGAAAGCCAAAAACTCTATTATGTGGGGCAACAAGCGGGCTGAGATGTGGGGAACCATGAAGGACTGGCTGAAAACAGCGTCCGTTCCAGTTGATCGGCAGCTAAAAGCTGATCTGGTCGGCCCCATGAAGAAGCCTAACAGCAGCGGTACGATTTTCCTTGAGGGAAAGAAGGAAATGCGTAGTAGAGGGTTAGCTTCACCCGACGCCGCCGACGCACTGGCGGTTACTTTTGCCTTTCCCGTCGCGCACCGCGAGTATCGGGAGCCGACACGACGCACAGCGTCATCTCACGCCAGCGTAACCAACTCTTGGATGGGTAGCTAGGTGAAGAAAAGCGTATCTTTAGCGATTGGTCGAGGCGAAAAGCTCCCGGTTAGCAAGGGCGCTGGCCTGACCGCCAAGGGCCGAGCTAAGTACAATGCGGCAACGGGCAGCAATTTAAAAGCCCCGGCGCCCAGGCCCAAAACTGCCGCTGACAAGGGCCGCAAAGCGTCATTTTGCGCCCGAATGTCGGGCGTGGTGGCCAAGGCTAAAGGCCCGGCGGAACGTGCAAAAGCATCTCTTAAACGGTGGAAATGCTAATGAAAAACGGACTGTATGCCAACATTAACGCCAAACGCGACCGAATAGCTGCTGGCAGCAAAGAAAAGATGCGAAAACCCGGCACGCCCGGCGCGCCGACTGCCAAGGCGTTTAAGCAATCGGCTAAAACTGCAAAGAAACGATAACATGCCCCTCGTCAAGTCACCTAGCCCGATGGCCTTCCGCAAGAACATCAAGGCAGAAGTCAAAGCAGGCAAGCCGGTCAAGCAGGCCGTTGCGATAGCCTATTCGGTCAAGCGCGAAGCGGCAAAGAAGAAAAGCAAGTAATGGACAACAGTCTCGCCCCCAAATCTATTAACGCTTTGCAGCAAGCGTCGATGGCGCGAGCTGGCCCGAACTCTCCTGCGTGGTGGAGCGATACCGGCCCGTCGTGGAATCCTGAGACTGGGTTAGACATATACGGGAATTATGGGGGGCCGATAGGCACATCAGGGCCAATGGGTAACCCAAGGGGTTACAATCAAAACATTGCGTATGGTTCGGAGTTTATGAACCCTAACGGGCCGACGCCTCAGCAACCCCCTGTTGGCGCGTATGCTTCGGAAACCAGCGGCGGCGCGCCGCAAGGTTACGCTCCACCAAGCTATGCACAGGGGTCGTTTGATAATTTTATGCCAAATGCGGCGGCACAGGGGTACAACAACCCTCGCGGTAGTATGTCTACCTATGCTCCGTCGCAACGGTCAGGTTCGTATTTTAGTGGGAACAACAGTTTTACTCCCAACTACGGGTTTAACATGAACTATAGATTTTAATGGCCTACCACGACACAGGCATTAACGAAGCCGGGGCAGTAGCTTCTGGCGGCACCAAGCGCGACCGTGACAACGGTGAGATGCTGGCGACCATGCGTACGCGCCTGACGATGGCGATTGCCGCGTATTCGGATAGCCGCGAGGACGAACTGGACGACTTGCGCTTTCGTGCTGCCAGCCCGGACAACCAGTGGCAGTGGCCTGCCGATGTGCTGGCGACACGCGGCTCGGTGCAGGGGCAGACGATCAACGCTCGGCCATGCCTGACCATTAACAAGCTGCCGCAGCATGTGCTGCAAGTGACCAACGACCAGCGGCAGAACCGGCCTTCGGGCAAGGTGATACCGGCTGACGACAAGGCTGACATTGAGGTTGCCGAGATATTCAACGGTTTGGTGCGGCACATTGAGTACATCTCGGACGCTGACGTAGCCTACGACACGGCCTGCGACAACCAGGTCACTTTTGGCGAGGGTTACTTCCGCATCCTGACTGAGTATTGCGACGACCAGAGTTTTGAGCAAGACCTGCGGATTGGGCGTATTCGTGACTCGTTTAGCGTCTACATGGATCCGACGATCCAAGACCCCTGCGGTTCGGACGCAGAGTGGTGCTTCATCAATCAGGAAATTACAAAAGACGTTTATGAGCGTGAGTTCCCCAACGCGGCAACGCTGTCGAGCTTGGCTTATGGCGTAGGCGACGGGCAACTGAATGCTTGGATTAACCAAGACACGGTGCGGATTGCTGAGTATTTCTACATCAAGCACGAATCCAAGAAGCTGAACCAATACCCCGGTGGGATGACCGCAATGGCGGGATCACCGGAGGCCAAACAGATTGAAATGATGGGCCTGGTTGCGACAAAAACCCGTGACGTAGACGTTCGGCAGGTCAAATGGTGCAAGACCAACGGCTTTGAGGTGCTGGAAGAACGCGATTGGGCGGGCAAATACATCCCGGTAATCCGCGTAATCGGCAACGAATTTGAGATAGACGGTAGGATGTACGTCAGTGGGCTGGTGCGGAATGCCAAGGATGCCCAACGGATGTACAACTACTGGGTTAGCCAAGAGGCCGAGATGCTGGCGCTGGCACCCAAAGCACCGTTTATCGGCTACGGCGGTCAGTTTGAGGGTTATGAAACGCAGTGGAAAACGGCCAACATCAACAACTGGCCGTATCTGGAAGTTAACCCCGATGTGACTGATGGGCAAGGCGGGCCGTTGCCGCTGCCGGCGCGGTCACAGCCGCCGATGGCGTCTAGCGGCCTGTTGCAAGCCAAAGCAGGCGCCGCCGACGACATTAAGAGCGCAACTGGGCAGTATGATAGCAGTCTCGGCGCCACCAGCAACGAGCGCTCGGGGCGGGCTATTTTGGCGCGGGAAAAGCAGTCGGACACCGGCACATACCACTACGTTGACAACCTGGCGCGCGCCATTCGCTACGCAACCCGGCAACTGGTGGATCTGATTCCGAAGATATACGACACCCAGCGCATTGCGCGGATTATCGGCATGGACGGTGAGACAGACCAGGCCATGATCGACCCGATGCAACCGATGCCGGTCAAGAAGATTCAGAACGAGCAAGGCATTGTCATCAAAAAGATTTACAACCCCAATGTCGGCAAGTACGACGTTGCGGTGACTGTCGGCCCAAGCTACATGACCAAGCGGCAGGAATCGCTTGACGCCATGAGCCAACTGCTGCAAGGCAACCCGCAACTGTGGGCTGTGGCCGGCGACCTGTTCATCAAGCACATGGACTGGCCGGGCGCGCAAGAGATGGCCGCGCGGTTTGCCAAGACTATTGATCCCAAGCTGCTGTCAGACGAGGACGATCCGGCACTGCAAGCGGCCAACCAGCAGATGCAGGCAATGGGGCAAGAGATGCAACAGATGCACCAGATGCTGCAAAACGTCAGTCAGTCAATGGAAGCGCAAACGCTGAAGGTCAAGGAGTTTGATAGCCAAGTCAAAGCATACGACGCAGAGACTAAGCGTATCAGCGCGGTGCAGGCCGGAATGAGCGAAGAACAAATACAAGATATTGCAATGGGCGTGGTCGCGGCGGCGTTGGAGTCGCAAGGCATGATGAACCAAATGCCCGATATGCGTAACGAATCTATGCCGATGGATATGATGCAGCAAGACCAGATGCCACCCGAAATGATGCCGCCTCAAATGCCACCGATGGGAGTTCCGCAATGAAGTGCGCCGATTTTGTAGGGATGCTGTTCTTGGCTCGAGATGTGGCGCATTCTGTGCATCTTAATACCCGCAGCTACTCCAAGCATGTAGCCTTGAACATCTTCTACGAGCGTATCGTAGGAGCTGCCGACGACTTTGCCGAAGCCTACCAAGGGCGGCATGGTCTGATTGGCCCGATCTCGCTCATGTCGGCTAAAAAAACCGCTAACATCATCGAGTTTCTGGAAGATCAGTTGAAGGAAATTGAAGCGTGCAGATACGAGGTGGTGGATAAGTCAGACAGTTCGTTGCAGCAACTCATCGACAATATCGTAGAAGTCTACTTACGCACGCTCTACAAACTCCGATTCTTAGCTTGAGGTCAATCATGTCAGCCACCTATGAACGTATCACCGCAACTCATCAAATTAAAGTTGGGTTTGCGGTTTTAAAAGGCATTTTTATTAGCGCCGCAAGCGCAACGCCAACCATCACAATCTACGATTCTGGCACCGCAAACACTGGTGACCCGATTATATTGGGCGTGTTTACACCCACAGCGGCGACTAATCACACCTTCACCGCAAATGGTATAACGGCAAGCAAAGGAATTTACGTTGTTATATCGGGGACGGTAGCAGCAACCCTATTTTTTGAGTAAACAAAAATGACCGTCGGTCTTTCTCCTGTTGCTGGCGCAGGTTGGCAGTTCTTTGATGCCAACGGCGTCCCATTGTCCGGCGGCAAGCTGTACACCTATGCTGCTGGCACTACAACACCGCAAACTACATACACCAGCGTCAGCGGCGCGGAAGCCAACTCAAACCCAATCATACTAAACTCAGAAGGTCGCGTTTCAGGCACTAACGAAGTCTGGTTAGACAGCGCGGTGGCGTACAAACTAATATTAAAAACAAGCGCAGATGTTCAGTTGTGGAGTGCTGACGATCTTTCTGGCATAGCGGCGCTGGGTAATGCGCTTCCGGTTTCTGCGGGCGGGACGGGCGTTTCATCTAATACCGCGTATGCGGTGTTGTGCGGCGGGACTACTTCTACTAACCCGATTCAATCCATCGCTTCTGTAGGAACCGCAGGGCAAGTGCTAACAAGTAACGGCGCTGGGGCTTTACCGACGATGCAAGCCGCATTTGTATCGGGCATGATTATACTTTGGTCAGGAAGTTCGGCTTCTATTCCTAGCGGATTTTTGTTATGCGACGGAACGTCTAGTACCCCTGATCTGCGGAATAGGTTTGTTGTAGGTGCAGGTTCTACGTATGCTGTAGGCGCTACAGGCGGCAGTGCAAACGCAGTGGTTGTTACGCATACACACACGGTAACAGACCCAACGCACACTCACGCACAACAAACGCAGACAAAATTGGCGGTAGTCGGTACCGGCGCGGATAGCACTAACAACAACGGCAACGCTACCGGCGGGACAACAGCGGGAGCGTCCACAGGCATCACGATAGATTCGGCGGGCGTTTCCGGCACTAACGCAAACCTCCCTCCGTATTACGCTCTTTGTTATATTATGAAGACTTAAATAAATCATGGCCGACATAAAAATATCCGCGCTACCCGCAGCAACGACGCCTCTGGCGGGTACAGAGGTATTGCCAATTGTGCAGTCAGGTGTAACAGTTAAAGTTGCGGTAAGCAATTTGACCGCAGGTAGGTCTGTCAGCGCCACAGCCGTGGCAATAACAGGCAGCACTTCCGGCACTGCAACCATCGTAACCCCGGCTGCGGCTGGAACTCCGACGCTCACACTTCCGACGCTGACCGGAACTTTGGGGTTGGCTACGATGACGGTGCAAACTTTTACCGCAACCGGAACTTACACTAAACCGACTGGCCTTGTGTTTGCTAAAGTTACGGTTGTTGGCGGCGGCGGCGGTGGTGGCGGGGCGGCTGCAAGCACTTACCAGAACGGAAGCGGTGGCGGTGGCGGCGGGACATCAATGAAGTTAATTGCCGCCGCATCAATTGGCGCAACAGAAACCGTAACCATTGGGGCCGGGGGTGCCGCTAATTCGGCAGCAACTGGCGGTAATGGTGGCACATCTAGCTATGGGAGTCATTGTTCTGCAACGGGCGGAAGTGGTGGTGGTGGAGCAAGTACTTCTCCTGCGGCAGGTAGTGGAGGCACAGGTTCTGGCGGCACAGTTAATTTTACGGGTAGCGGCGGGCAAACCGGATGGGGTAGTTCGTCAAGCCCGACTCAAGCAGGGCATGGTGGGTCGTCGTCAATGGGTGGAGGCGCAATTGCGGCGGCAGCAAATAGCACTGTGGGCAACGGGAATACTGGTGGTAATTACGGAGGCGGCGGGTCAGGGGCAACAAACGGAAATAATGCGAGTGCTTTTTCTGGCGGTGCTGGCGCGGCTGGAATTATCGTTGTAGAGGAGTATTACTAATGAAAGCTCTTATTGAACCCTCTGGTCGTATAGCTGAAATTTGCGTAAATACTTTTCCTGTTCATTCAGACTTAGTTTGGGTAGATGTTGCAGACGACACTGCCGCGAGCGACACTTACGTTGATGGTGCCGTGGTTAAATTTATCTGCCCTGAAGTAATCCCGCAAAAAACACTTGTCGAGCAAATCCTCGCAAGTCCCAACGATCTTGCTGCACTTAAACAAGCATTAGGACTATAACCGCACTGGCGCGGAACGCCAGGGATTCCAAGGAATCAAGCCATGTCTGAAGAAGTAATAGCGGAAGCACCCGCGCCGGAACAGGTCGCTACGGCAGCACCTGAACCTGAGATAGCAGCGCCGGAAGCAGCACCCGAAGTTGAGTCTAAGGTATTCACACAAGAAGACCTGGACGCAGCCATCGGCAAGAGGCTTGCAAGAGAACAGCGAAAGTGGGAACGCGAAGCAAGGCAGGCCGAAGCACCAAAGCCCGCCCCTGTAGAGCATGTTAAGCCGGAACAGTTTACGACGACCGAGGAATACGTTGATGCACTGACGACTTCCAAAGCAGCGCAGATTGTTCAGCAACAACAGTACGCGAAACAGCAACAGGAGTTGCTTGGGAACTATCACGAAAAGGAAGAAGATGCGCGGGGCAAATACGAGGACTTTGAACAAGTTGCGTACAATCCCAAGCTACCGATTACTAACGTGATGGCTCAGACAATTCAAGCCTCGGATAACGGCCCTGATATTGCATACTATCTCGGCACAAACCCCAAGGAAGCTGACCGCATTTCTCGACTTGAACCGTTCTTGCAAGCTAAAGAGATAGGAAGATTGGAAGCAAAGGTTGCTTCTGAACCCGTTACAAAACGTACATCCAGCGCACCTGCGCCGATTTCACCTGTTACCGCTCGCGGAGGTCACTCCAGCGGTTTTGATACCACAGACCCAAGGTCAATTAAAACCATGACCACAAGCCAGTGGATTGAAGCCGACAGAGCAAGACAGGTGAAAAAGCAGGAAGCTAGGAACCGCTAACTACTTTAAGGAGTTTTTTCATGGCTAATAGCCTGCTTACCATCGATATGATTACTCGGAAGTGCCTCGAAATTCTCGAGAACAACCTGGTTATTTCGCGCAATTGCAATAAAGAGTATGACGACAGCTTTGCTGTTGAAGGTGCCAAGATCGGTTCGACCCTGCGGATTCGTCTGCCGGATCGCGCCTTGGTGACTGACGGTGCCGCCCTGCAAGTTCAGGACGACAACGAGCAATTCACCACGCTGACGGTTTCTAGCCAGAAGCACATCGGCATCAACTTCACCAGCGCCGAACTGACCATGCAGTTGGACGATTTTGCGGAACGTGTTCTGAAGCCGCGTATCAGCCAATTGGCGTCGAGTGTGGATGCTGACGTTGCTAACGCCTACAAGTCTATTTTCAACACCGTAGGCACTCCCGGCACCACGCCTGCCACCGCGCTGGTTCTGCTGCAAGCGCAACAGAAGCTGAACGAATCGGCTACGCCTATGTCGCCGCGCTACGCAACCGTAAACCCTGCCGCTAACGCTGGCCTGGTAAACGGCTTGAGTGGTTTCTTCAACCCGGCAGGCACGATTTCCCGCCAGTTTAAGACCGGCATGATGGGTGAAGGTGTTCTCGGCTACGACGAAATGAACATGTCGCAGTCGATTGTTAACCACACTACGGGCAGCCGAGCGGGAACCATTCTGGTGAACGGTGCGGTTAGCACGCAAGGGCAAGCCACTATCAGCATTGACGGCCTTACTGGTGCTACTGACACAGTGACTGCGGGTGATGTGTTTACTATTGCCGGCGTGTATGCGGTTAACCCGCAGACCCGACTTAGCACTGGTAGCCTGCAACAGTTTGTCGTGACTGCGGCGCAAACGGGTGCTGGTAATGCTTTGGCAAACATGGCTATTTCGCCGCCCATGTACACGTCTAGTAACGCGTTGGCAACCATTGACGCGTTCCCCGCTGACAACGCTGCGGTGACGTTCGTGGGAACCGCGTCTACCGTGTATCCGCAAAACTTGGTGTATCACAAGAATGCGATCACGTTGGCCACGGCTGACCTCTTGCTTCCGCAAGGTGTCGATATGGCTTCGCGTCAAGTGCATAACGGTATCTCGATGCGTATCGTGCGTCAGTACGATATTAACAACGACCGTATGCCCTGCCGTGTCGATGTGCTGTATGGTTTCAACACCATTCGCCCGCCGATGGCTTGCCGTATTTTTGGTTAACTTAAACTTTTAGGAGACACAATCATGGCATTAGCTTCAGTTGGTGGTGGCTATCAGAACACTGATGGCAATCAAAGTGAACAAACAATTGGCACCCAAGCAGCGCCGCAAACGGCAACCGCAACCGCTACGTTGACTGTTGCTCAAGTTACCGGAGGTCTTTTGGTGGGTAACCCGTCTACTACGGCGGCGTCCTACACTTTGCCTACGGCGGCTTTAATTGACGCAACGATGACCAACATGAAAGTCAACAGCACGTTTTCGCTGCGGATTATCAATCTTGGCACCAGTACGGGCCTTATCACGGTAGTTGTTGGCACCGGCATTACTGCGGTAGGCAACCTTGTTGTTGCTATTACTGGCAGTGCGGCAGGTGTTAGCGGCGCGGCAGAGTTTATGTTTCGCAAAACTGATACGGCAGCGTACAGCGTTTACCGAGTAGCTTAGTAACAACACCTCGCGGTGTAACAACCGCGAGGTGGTTTTTAAGGATTAAAATATGGTCATCTACCTGCGACACCCGATACACGGCAACAAGGTTGCTATTGCAGATGCCGAAGCTGACGCTGACGAAAAAAATGGCTGGGAGCGTTACGAACTTGGCGCGTTGTTAACGCCGGTAAACGAACTGGCTAAACCTCGCGGCAGGCCGCGTAAGGAGCTTGAAGAATGACCACCACGGCTGGCGATCAGATTAACGGGGCGTTACGGCTGATTGGTCAATTAGCCGAAGGTGAAACGCCATCGGCGGCAACGTCAGCCGATGCGCTGACCGCAATGAACCAAATGTTGGATAGCTGGTCGTCTGAACGTCTGTCTGTTTTCTCGACGCAAGACCAAGTATTTACTTGGCCTGCGTCTACCGCAGCCCGAACGCTTGGGCCAACAGGCGACTTTGTTGGCAACCGTCCGGTATTGGTGGACGATTCAACTTATTTTCGTGACCCGTCAAACAATATCAGTTTTGGCATTAAGCTGATAAACCAAGCGCAGTACAACGGCATTGCGGTAAAAACAGTCACCAGCACTTACCCGCAAGTCTTGTTTGTAAACATGACCATGCCAAATATAGAGATGACAATCTATCCGGTGCCGACTAAGGCGTTGGATTGGCACATCATTAGCGTAACCGAGCTAACAGAACCGGCTACATTAGCAACCACACTGGTGGTGCCGCCGGGCTATCTGCGAGCGTTTAGATTCAATCTAGCGTCTGAGATTGCTGCTGAGTTTGGCGTGGAGCCGCCGCCGCAGGTGCAACGGATCGCAATGAGCAGCAAACGCAATGTTAAACGGATCAACAACCCCGACGATGTGATGAGCCTGCCGTATAGCATCGTAGCAACTCGTCAACGGTTTAACATCTACAGCGGCAATTACTAATTGAAAACCCCGATTTTAGGCGGTAGCTACGTAACCCGGTCAATCAATGCGGCAGACAACCGCATGGTTAACCTGTTTCCCGAAGCGATACCGGAGGGCAGCGGCGGGAAGGAAGCGGGCTTCTTGATGCGATGCCCCGGCCTGCGCTTGTTGGCAACGGTCGGCACCGGGCCTATTCGTGGGCTGTGGGTAACCAACGGCGTGGCTTATGTGGTGTCAGGCGATAAGTTCTACAGCCTAAGCACAAGCTACACGGCCACTTTAATCGGCACCGTGTCAGGCACCGGCCCGGTCAGCATGGCCGACAACGGCACACAGATATTCATTGCTTGTAACCCGTTGAGTTACATCTACAACGTATCCACGTTGGTGTTCGCACAGATTACAGACGTTGACTTCCCCGGCGCCGGTTCGGTCGGCTACCTAGACGGTTACTTTGTATTCAACGAGCCAAACTCGCAGAAGTTTTGGGTAACCAGTCTGTTGGACGGAACGTCAGTTGACCCGTTGGATTTTGCCAGCGCGGAAGGTTACCCCGACGATGTGGTGGCCTTGATCGTAGACCACCGCGAGATATTCTTGTTTGGCAACACCAGCGTTGAAGTTTGGTATGACGCCGGAACGCCGGACTTTCCGATGGCCAGGATTCAAGGCGCATTCATGGAAGTGGGCTGCGAGGCTGCGTATTCGGTAGCCAAGCTCGACAACAGCGTGTTCTGGTTAGGTTCAGATGCTCGCGGGCGCGGAATAGTCTACCGAGCCAATGGCTACACACCTGCGCGGATCTCGACCAACGCCGTTGAATTTGCCATCCAAAGCTACGGCAACATCACCGACGCCATCGGCTATACCTACCAGCAAGACGGGCATCCGTTCTACGTGTTGGTGTTCCCGTCTGCCGAAGCCACATGGGTCTATGACGTATCCACGCAGTTATGGCACGAACGCGCCGCTTTTGAAAACGGACAATTTGTCAGGCACCGCAGCAATTGCCAAATGTCGTATAACGACGAGATTGTGGTTGGTGATTACGAGGACGGGCGGGTATACGCCTTTGATCTCGATGTTTACGCTGACGACGACCAAACACAAAAATGGTTGCGGTCGTGGCGCGCATTGCCAGCAGGTCAGAATAACCTCAAACGCAGCGCACACCACAGTTTACAGCTTGACGCTGAGACAGGCGTTGGACTTGCCCAAACCCCCGGCTATGACGCGGAAAAGTTATTAACCGAAGCGGGGTTATACATTACGACTGAAGCTGGCGACTATCTGACTACAACTTCGTATCTCCCGACAGCCGGTTACGATCCGCAGGTCATGCTGCGCTGGTCAGACGACGCGGGGCATACCTGGTCAAACGAACACTGGAACTCTATGGGGCAGATTGGTGCTTATGGCACCCGCACCATCTGGCGCCGACTCGGTATGACCGAAAAGATTCGTGACAGGGTTTACGAAGTATCTGGTACTGACGCGGTCAAAATTGCCATCATGGGTGCTGAACTGTTCGTTACGCCAACGAGTAGCTGATGGCCGAACTCAACATCACCACTATCCCCGCGCCTCGGGTGCCGTTCATTGACGAGCGCACCGGCCTTATGGCGCGAGAATGGTATCGGTTCTTTCTCAACATGTTTGTTTTGACCGGCAGCGGCAGCAACGCAACCACGCTTGACGAACTGCAATTAGGGCCACCCGTTCAAACTAGCAACGGCACAGTCACCAGCGTTACCGGCACACCCCCGGTTGTATCTTCCGGCGGCGATGCGCCGGTAATCAGTATGCCTGCGGCCACTACGTCCGCCGACGGGTATCTGACCAGCACCGACTGGAATACGTTTAACAACAAAGGCGTTGGTAGCGTCACCAGCGTGTCTGTTGTGTCGGCTAACGGTCTTGCTGGAACAGTAGCAACAGCAACAACTACCCCGGCGGTTACGCTATCCACAACCGTCACCGGAGTACTGAAAGGCAACGGCACCGCGATCAGCGCAGCCACCAGCGGCACTGACTACGCGCCAGCCACCAGCGGCACTTCAATCCTCTACGGTAGCGGGGCTGGCGGGTTTAGCAACGTCACCATAGGAACCGGCGTTGCTTTTGCTGGCGGCACGTTGTCAGCGACCGGCTCTGGCGGCACAGTAACCAGCGTGACCGGCACTGCGCCTGTTGTATCGTCTGGCGGCGCGACACCGGCGATCAGCATGGCCGCTGCGACAACAAGCGTTAATGGCTACCTGACCAGCACTGACTGGACAACCTTTAACAATAAAGGCAGCGGTAGCGTTACCAGCGTAGCGCAGTCGTTTACCGGTGGCTTAATTTCGGTAAGCGGCTCTCCGATAACAACCAGCGGCACTCTTGCACTGACCGTAGCTGGAACCAGCGGCGGCGTGCCTTACTTTACTACCGCATCAACTTGGGCAACCTCTGCCGCTCTTGCGGCTAACGCGTTGGTTATCGGCGGCGGCGCTGGGGTTGCTCCAGCCACAACCACAACGGGAACAGGCGTAGTTACCGCCCTTGGCGTGAATACCGGCTCTGCGGGCGCGGTAGTGTTGTTTAACGGCGCGCTTGGCACACCGTCCAGCGGCACTGCCACCAACCTGACGGGCTTGCCTATCTCGACTGGCGTATCAGGTCTTGGAACCGGCGTTGCTACTTTCCTTGCTACGCCATCAAGCGCGAATCTTGCTGCTGCTGTAACCGGCGAAACAGGAACTGGCGCACTGGTATTTGGTTCTAGCCCAACACTGACTACTCCAGTTATATCTTCAATCACAAATACAGGAACGCTTACCCTCCCAACTCTTACCGGCACAGTAGGTCTAGCCACAAGAACTGTTCAGGTCTTTACTTCTGGTTCAGGTACTTACACGACGCCAACAGGTTGCAAGGCTATTTTTATTCGTTGTGTTGGTGCTGGCGGTGGGGGGGCTGGCGGGAATGCTAACTACAACGCAGGGCAGCAAGGCGCGGCTGGTGGCAATACTACGTTCAGCACATTAACCGCAAATGGTGGTGGCGCTGGTTTAGCAAATGCTACCGCAGGTATTGGAGGGGCGGCTTCAGGCGGTGACGTAAACGTAACTGGTGGCGGCGCGGCGGGCGCATGTGCCGGCACTGGTCGGGCAGGCAACAACGGCGGAAATAGCGCATTTGGAGCAGGTGCTGGTGGCGGTGGTGACGGACAGCCCGCAACAACCCCTAGTTTTGGAGGTGGCGGCGGGTCTGGTGGTGCGGTGGGCGCGGCTGTTTTTGGCGGCGGTGCCGGTGCCGGTGGGTATGTTGAAAAACTAATTTCATCTCCTTCAGCAACTTATTCTTACGCAGTTGGCGCGGGAGGCGCAGCCGGTGCTAATGCACTAACTGGCACGCCATCAGCAGGCGGCGGCGGGCTAATAATCGTTACGGAGTCCTACTAATGCAAACCTACGCCATTATCAAAGGCAATCTAGTTGAGAACATCATCGAATACGACGTTCAACCTACAACGCCACCTCCCGGTTTTGACGACGGGTATACCGCTGTGCAAGCCGACAGAGCAAGTCCGGGCTGGTTGTACGAGAACGGTGAGTTTGTAGACACTACGCCTCCTTCTGAACCAATGGTCATGCCTAAGGTGCCTACACTCGCAGAGCAAATCCTCGCAAGCCCTGCTGACCTTGCAGCACTCAAACAAGCACTAGGACTTTAATCCATGACCGTCACCTTAAAAGTGCTGATACCGGCCAAAACCGCAGAGGCCAGCCAGACCACGCAATACACTGCGTCGAACGTCACCACGATTATCGACAAGTTTACCGCGACCAACTACAGCGCCAGTTCTGCGACCGTGAGCGTCAATCTGGTTACCTCGGGCGACACGTCGGGCAACCAGAACCTGATTACCAAGACCAAGACGCTTGCGGCTGCGGAGGTATATACTTTCCCCGAGATTGTCGGCCAGGTGCTGATAGCGGGCGGGTTCATCTCCACCATCGCAGGCACCGCAACAGCAATTAACATTCGCGCTTCAGGGCGGGAGGTTAGCTAGTGAGCGAGCAAGAACAAGCGGTGCGCGCCATATACGATTCGGTGCAAGACCGTTTGGCTTGTGATTTTGCGCCATTTGCGGCTTTACTAAAAGACTGGCAAATAGTGCCTTTGACGCAAAACAACACCGTAATTGGCGGCGTTATGTTACGCAATAACGAGATCCACGTAGGCTATAAACGCCGCCCAAGCGCGTCAATTATGCGGCATATCAAAAGCACGTTAGGCGATATACTAACGCGGTTTGATGAAGCGGTAACTTGCGTAATGGAGACAAATACGCGGGGGCTAAAGTTTTGCCGCCGTTTAGGGTTTGTGCCTACATTGGTTGAAAATGGATGTATCTATATGAAATGTATGAGGTGTCCCTATGTATAAAGTCTATCTTAGCCGCGCTCAAACCCGCGCATGGAGTTTGGATATGCCTATCGGTGACCCGACGGGCGGGCCTGCGTATGGCGAATTTAACGACCCAATGACAGCAGTAATAGCCGGTTCATCAATTTTGGGGTCGGTAATTTCAGCAGACGCGGCAGGCGACGCCGCCGACACCGCAGCGGGCGCATCGGGTGCCGCTTCGGATGCGTCCATTGGCGAGCAGCGCCGACAGTATGACCTTAGTCGCGCTGATTACGCGCCGTACCTTGCTGCTGGCACTGGTGCGGTTAATCGGTTAGGCGCGGGCGTAGCGGCGGGTGGTGAGTTTGGCGCGGTTACACCGTTCGATTTCCGATACGACCAAAACACTGATCCCGGTTACGGGTTTCGTTTTTCCGAAGGCATGAAAGGACTGGAACGGAGCGCGGCTGCCAGAGGTGGTCTGTTGTCCGGTGCAACGCTTAGAAACGTAACACGCTACGGGCAGGACATGGGTAGCCAAGAATACCAAAACGCTTTCAACCGCTACACGACCGGCTTCAACGCCAACACAGGCGAGCGTAACCAGCTCTACAACCGTTTAGCTGGTGTAGCTGGAACAGGTCAAAATGCGGTTGGTAGCGTTACAGCACAAGGCGCGAACATGGCAGGTAACATCGGCAACGCCTACATGACCAGCGCGGCCAACACAGGCAACGCAGCGATGGCAGCGGCGGGTATACGTAAATCGGCGGATGGTGGGGTGGGGAATGTGCTAGGCCGGATGTATGGGAACCGAGGGTTCTCAAAACCGGTTGGTGGCAATGCCGACTACAATGACTATAACGCCACGCCGTATCAAAACGATCCGATATACGCAATGAGTCAAGGCGGGGGAGATTAGTAATCATGGCTGAACTTAACTTTGGACTACTGACCCCGCCCGGCTCGCAGAGCATAGGCAACGCGTTTGTGCAGGGCATGGATCAAGCAGCGGTGGCTAGGGCGCAGGAGAACCAGAACGCGCTGGCTCAGTACACCTTGGGCAAAGCAAAGCGCGAGGATGAACTGACCAATAAGATGTTGGCCGGCATGCAAAGCGCAACCACAATTGAACAACAAGCGGCGGTGTTGCGTAGTGTTGGTAGGTACAAAGACGCTAGTGATCTTATGAATTCTGATTTAGAACGCCGATATAGATTAGGGCAAATAGAAGCACAACCCGGCGCACAAGCAAAAACAAAAGCGGACACTGCCGTACTTCACGGCAACATTATGGAACGCGAAGCAAACGCAGTGGTTGCAAACCCCACTTCCGCAAGGGCAATGCAAGCGATAGTTAATTTTGGTAGAGCTACGGGGCAAGACGTAACGCAAGAATTAAAAACATTAACCGAATTAGGCGATGACCCAAATAAAATTGCTGCTTGGGCTAGAGGCCACGCACTTAAAGGCAAAGACCTTGCCGCGTTTAGTACGCCCAAACCTACGCCTGTTAACGTAGGCAATAAAATTGTATTCTTGGATATGAACCCCAATAGCCCTACGTTTAAAAGCGAAGTAATACCTTCGCAAAACATAGGCGCTGGCCCCGGCACTGTACCTGGAATAACTCAAGCCGATTTAGCGGTAGCTCGTTTCCGAGACGAAACCGGCGGCGCGCCATCAGGTGGTGGTGGCGCTGCGCCCGCGCCGGCTGGGGCGCCAGTAACACAGGCAGCTTTTCCCCGCATCACGCCGCAAGTGCAGGGAGGAAGAACTCAAGACGCAACCGCAATAAAGCGACAAGAACTTGTTAGGGAACAAACAAACTTAGCGGCAGCACAGCAAAAGCTGGCGTCACAAGCAGCAGCAACAGACCCTGACATACGCAAATTTTACGAAGACCGAGTTAAATTACATACAGACAATATATCTTCTTTAAATCAAGAATTAGGGGTTAGAACTAATAATCCGCCGGGCGCGGTTGCGGCTGCGGGTGTGGTTAATAACCTACCTACCGCGCAGCCGCCTGCCGGCGCCGCACCGGGGGCGTATTCGCCTAAAATGTTGCGCGATATGGCGCTAAAAGGGCTGCAACCAGACGGCAAGGGCGGGCAAACACCTATACCTGGTGGCGAGGCAGACCCCGTTGTAAAGCAACAAGTTTCTACAGCTCAGGCTGTGGGCGCGCAAATTGGCAAAAACAATGCGGTAGCGTTAGAAAAACTACCCAATGCAATTACTACAGGGAAAGAACTAATACGCAAATTAGACGAGATACTTGGTGATGCAAATGTAGTAGGCGGTCAAGTTATGTACAACAAAGCACCCGCAGCAGGCTTTGACTCAGCGTTTGGCCCGACAGGTATTATAGCGCGGGCATACCCCAGTTCAGAAGCGGCGGCTTTTCAAGCGCGCGTTAAAGAAATATTAGGTGGTGCTTTCTTGGAAGCGTATGAAACTTTGCGCGGAGCGCAAGGTATTACTGACATTGAAGGTAAAAAAGCAACTGAAGCTCGCACGCGCATGGGTTTTGATCTGTCAAAAACCGAATTTATTACCGCCGCAAGAGAGTATAGAAAAACCGCCGCCGAAGCACTGGCAAAATCGGAAGCAAGGTTAAACTCTTTGCAACGCTCGGCAGCACCCGCTGGCGCGCCGCCGTTATCTGTTATATTTAACACCCAAAGGCCACAATAATGGCTGATACTGAACTGGGGGTAAATGCGGCAGGCCCAAATCCAGCAGGCATAGCAGAACAAATAACTGCGGCTAAAGCAGCTAAGTATGACGACGCGGCTATCGTCCAACATTTACTTACCATGCCGGAATATCAAGACAAAGTAAACGCTGCGCTAAACGCTAAGTACACACCAAGCGACATTATATCGTTCTTAGCACCACCGCCGGCAAGCCCCGGCACGCAACTATTGCCCGGCGGCGCTGTGGTTTTGGATCGAGCGCAATCTAAATACCTAAAAGCACCGCCGGCAGCAGCACAAGTGCTACAGGACGTTAGCGGGGCTGCACTAGCTGGCGCGGGGTTTAGCGCGGCGGCGCCGCAAATACTTGGCGGCGCCGGCGCTTTACTTACCGGGTCGGGTCTTGGGCCGTTACAACCCGTAGGCGCGGCGCTAACCATGTTGGGCCAAGGCGCTCGAATGGCGGGGCCAGCAGCGCGTACAGCAACGGGTTTTGCCAGCGGGGCAGCTAGTGAAATAGCGGGGAAAGCCGTAGAAGAACAAGGCGGCGGCGCCGTAGCGGCGGAAGTCGCGCGTTTTGCTGCGGGGGCTGTTGGCCCCGATGTAGCGCGCATTACTTCAAATTTAACCCTTCGCGTTCTTAGCAGCATCATACCGGGTAGCCACACAGAACGTACAGCAAGCATCATAGCCAAAGACATAGCAAAAAAACTGCAAGAGACAACGGGCCGCCCGCTTACGGTTAGCGAGCAACAAAATATCGACAATATGTTGGCGTTGTATCGCGGCGCGCCGCAATCCGAATGGGAAAAAATAGCTAATACTATAGGCGGCGAAATGGAACGCGGCGCGACTGCTATTCGTCGCGCAGGCGAAAGTGAAGCTGCTTTTGTGCAACGGAAAGCTGAAAGTGGCGCAGCGGATTTGACAAAGCGCGCAACAACTTCGTTAGCTGAAACTAACGCCAATGCCGCGCGATTACACAACGAAGCGTCTAGATCGTTAAACGCCGCCGAAGACGCCGCGCGTGCTGAAATAGAAGCCGCAAGACAATCAGGTATCCCCCTTGCTCGCACAGCGGGGTATACCGAAACACTAAAACAAGAAATTAACGCCAAAGCTAAAGCAACTATTGTGGGTGTGGGCGACAAAACGCAAGAACTTACGGCCATCGGCGGCGCGTTGCGTACGGCGGCTACAGCGCAAGAGGATGCGTTGCGCGCTGCGGCAAGTAAAGCGTATACAAAAACACAAGCCGAAGTTTTAGCGCAAGTAGCCAAGTTAGAAAAAGCAAATATACGTGTGGATTCAATGCCCGCGTATAAGGCACTTGTTGCGGATTTGCGTTCGCAGTTATTGCCCGGTAAACATAGCCCCGAAGTAGCCGCCGCATACCAAAAAATTCTTACCCAAATAACCAGCGCCGAGCCTAAACCGCTTGGCGCATTGGCGCAAATGCAGCAAGAGCTATCTGGCGCAGCTACAACGGCGCCCGCGCCGGTATCTTTCCAAGCCATAGACGACGCAAGGCGAATGTTAGGCGAGGCATTTAGGGGTCAACCGGCGGAAGGGTACGCCGCGATTGGCGAAGCGGCTATGAAAAAGTATTACCCTATGCTGTCTAAAGTCCAAAAAGATTTTGCGGGCGAAAAGCAAGCGCAACTGTTAGACGATTACGCAACCAGCCGACCGGGGCTAGAAGTTTTTATATCAAAAGCAGGTAAAAAAATTACGGGTATAGACCCCAAAACTAAAGAACAGTTTTTAACCGACCCCGCGTCAATTCCAACAACATTTTTTAAATCGCCTACGCAGTTTAATAGCCTTATAGAGATGGTGGGCAGTAGAGATTTAGCGGTAAAAGCCGCAAGGGATTACGCCGCTAACCAATTGTCGGTTAAACAAACATCCAAAGAAATAGAAACTTGGATGACTACCAACCGCGATTTTCTAAAATCTGTGCCTGAAGTTAGGGACGCGGTTTTACAACATAAAAACGCTATGGCAACGTCCGAGCGCGCGTCGGGTATCTTTGACGCGCGTATCAATAAATTGCGTGAGCAAGCGGGAGGCTTTACGTCCGCTGCGGAAGCAAAAGCAACGGCATTTCGTACAGGCGGTAGCACTCAATCCCGCGAATTAACGAAGCAAGCGGAACAAACGGCAGCGGGTGGCCTAGCTACGGCAGAAAAATTAAAAGCGGAAGCCGATACGTTATTGACCCGAGCAAAAGTTGACGTTACCGATATAACTAAAAAATCCGCTGCCGCTGCTGACCTTGTGTTTTCGCAACACAGCGCCATGAAAAACGTGCGCGAACTGATAGAAAAAGGCGACATGGCGCGCTGGGGGGCTGTTGCGCCTATTATCGAACGGTCGCCCGACGCTAAACGTGCCGTGTACGAAGCTGTGCGGCAGGTAACGGCGGATACAGCCACCAGTAAGTTATCGTTGCAGAAATTTAACGAAACCATACGCCCTGCGTTAGAACGGTTTGGTATGCTGACAACCGAGCAAGCCGATGAACTTGCCGCCGGTTTAGCCAAGATAGCCGCAAACCGTATACCGGAACCGCAGAGGCTGACGCAAATGCAGCGTTTGCTGTTGCAAGGCGTGGCCGGCTACGCTGCGTCAGGCACCGCGCGTGGCGCGGGCTTAATACTCCCCTCGCCGCCTAACAAGTTGGCGCCGCAAGAAAATCAAAACAACTTAGCCAGGTAGCCAAAACATGGAAAACCAGCATCTCATAAACGCGCTTATCGGCGGCGGCTTTGCGATCCTCGGCTGGTTTGCGCGTGAGCTGTGGGGCGCGGTCAAAGAGCTACGAGCCGACCTTGCAGCCTTGCGCGAGGACTTGCCCAAAGAGTACGTTGCAAAAGATGATTACCGCGAGGACATCAGGGAAATCAAGGCATTGTTGGAAAGGATATTTGAGAAACTTGAAAACAAGGCTGACAAATGAATCCCCTGTTGATTTCGGGCCTTTTCTCTGCTGCTCAAAGTTTGATTGAACGCTTTTTCCCAGACCCTGAGAAGCAAGCAGAGGCTCAAAGAGCGCTTCTTCAGATGCAACAGAATGGGGAACTAGCATTGCTTGCGTCTGAGACTGACTTAGCTAAACTTCAGATACAGACTAATGTTGAGGAAGCCAAACACGCCAACATCTTTGTAAGTGGCTGGCGACCGGCAGTTGGCTGGACTTGCGCTGCGGCGTTTGCTTACTCGTATGTGCTGTTGCCGTTTGCTCAGTTCCTCGTATTCACCTTTGGCACATCTGAGATGGTTAGTCAATTAAAACTAGCGCCAAAACTGGAGCTATCCGAAATGCTCCCGGTGCTGTTTGGGATGCTTGGGCTTGGTGGGTTAAGAACTGTTGAGAAGGTGAAGAACGTAGAAGGCAACAGATGATTGAGAACTTTGAGAAGTCGCTAGAACTTGTTCTCGCTCACGAAGGCGGGTATGTCCACCACGCTTTAGACCCCGGTGGCAGAACGAATCTTGGCGTAACTCAGCGCGTGTGGGAGCAATATGTCGGACACAAAGTCGATGAAGCAACCATGCGTAGCCTCACCAAGGAAATGGTTTCGCCACTCTACCGGAAAGAATATTGGGATGCTGTCTGTGGGGATAAACTGCCTTGCGGTGCTGATTATCTTGCCTTTGATTTTGCTGTCAATGCTGGTGCTTTTCGTTGCGTCAAAACTATTCAACGCGCCTTAAATATAACGGCGGATGGTGTCATCGGCCACGTAACTTTAAAGGCTATTCAAGAAACAAATGCAGAAGACTTTATTAACAGTTTCTCAGCAGCTAAAGAAAGTTTCTACCGTGGCCTTACTACTTTTCCTACATTTGGTAAAGGATGGCTTAACCGCGTTGCAGAAGGTAAAAAAGCTGCCGAGGGAATGTTAGCCTAAAGTACAAGCGGCACATTTCCACCGGCGCTGTTTGCCTTTGTTTATCGGAATGAACACGCCACCTGCTGTATTTTTGTGAGCCTGGCAGTTGGAACACCACCGTCTTTGAGTCAGCTTCTCAGCAGCGTCTGCAACTTCTTTCGCTAACGTCATTTCAGGCACTTCTTTAATTCAACAGTCAGCCGTTCAATTCGTTGGTTGTTGTACAGCACCATGCTTTCCGCATAGTCTTTCGCTGTCTCAGCCAGCAACAAGTCCCGCCGAGCCGTGTCCAGTTCCCGCACCATCAATTCTTCGCAAGTTGCGGGGGTGTACATCTGCTTTATCCAGTTTAGAAATTTCATTTTATCTCCTGAGAATTGTAATCACTGCCCAAGCCATTACTCCGATTACTGCGAGCAACCCGACTGCTGGCGAAAACTCTACGAAAAGGTCAACCACCGTTCATCTCCTTTAATGCTTGTTGCACTTGCATGATTAACTCCCAACCATCACGATCATCAACGCGTTCCCATATTATTGTTGCTTCGTCGTGCGTCAGGCTAACCCAATTTTGCTTGGCTTCAATTCGTTTAATGCCGCTCAAAATGCTTTCCAGCATTTCGTCTTTGTTCATACATCCTCCCCAATTCCTATCAATTTGCTGAAGTTTTTTCGCGCAGCAGAATCCGCAGCAGACCACGCAGCGGACCACGCAGGCCCCGCAGGAGACCGCGAGGCAGACCCCGCAGCAGACCATGCAGCAGACTCCGCAGCAGACCGCGCGGCAGACTGCGCGGCAGACTCCGCAGCAGACCGAGCGGCTGACCATGCTGCGGACTGCGCGGCAGCCCGCGCTGCATACCTCGCGGCTGACTCCGCAGCAGACCGCGCAGCATTTCGGAGAGACTCATCTCCGGTCATCAAATAATTAAATACAACATCATCTGTTCCGTTCGGGTATAGATGGATTACCGATAACGCCTGCACCCTCGCAAAATATCGCAGTAAGTCTGTCGCGTCGAATTGATAGACGGTGCGCCTATAGTGCGAGCATCCCTTATCTTCCTGCTCTAAAAAGTCTCCCTTGATTTCAACACGACGAAGGGTGGCACCGGGTGCGTGTTGCAAAGCATCGAATGGGTCACGCGACCAGTGTAAGCCTGATTTGCATAATTCTAACTTGCCGGAGAAGTGCTCCCACTTTCCGACCTCCGGCAGCGGCGAGCCATTCCGCAGTTTGTCGCCTGTAAAATGCCACGCATAAAATGTTTTCATTTTGTTGCCTTCCTTAACTTGATAAAAACTTTTCTTTTATAGTCCCGTTGCCGCCGTATGAGTTCAAG